TCATCAGCTCGATGATTGCGTCGCCTGTCAGGCCCTGGAGGTCGGCCTGGTCCTTGAAGCTGCGGGTGGAGCTGGTCATCAGGCGAAGAAGCGACGCAGGGTGAAGCTGAGGGTGGCCTTCTCATCGCCGAGGTAACGCCAGGACCACTTGTTCGGGAAGAGGATCCACTTCTTGGCTGTGGACTCGTAGGGGGGTGTCCAGGTGAAGTAGGAGGCGGCGAGGTTGATGAGCTCGGTTTCGACGGACTGGAGCTCGGCGATCGGCCTCGGGGGCGTGCTGACGTTCCAGGTCTCGATGACGGGGTTGATGCCGTCCTGCCGGCGGCTGATGTAGCCGTCGCCGTACTGCGCCTGGATGGTGCGGAAGGCGACTTCTCGGCTGGCCTGCAGATCGATGCGCAGGGTGCCGAGGGTGATGGCGGTGGTGCAGACGGAGGCCATGGCGGGCTCGGGGGATTAGCGGTAGGCGAGAACGCCGCCAGGCCGGCGCTCGCGGTTGATGACGTTGATGACGGCGCTGTCGATCATGCGGCCGAGCTGAGAGGCTTGGTTGTTGTCGGTGCGGGCGCCACTGTCGGAGAGGTGGACGTTGACGACGCTGTTGACGCCGCCACCGCCCCCGGGGCCGGAGCCGTGGGGCAGGACGATGCCGCTGCGGTTGGGGACGAACCACTCGGGTCCCTTCTCCCCGACGATGTAGGGGGAGCTGGCGGAGACTGGGCCGCCGGCGGCGCGGAAGATGCCGGCGCTCTTCGCGCCCATGAGGGTGCTACCGAGGCCGATGAAGATGCTGGAGAGGCCCATCAGGGTGTTGGAGGCCCCCTTCTTGCCCATCTGCTGGAAACCGGCGACGATGCCGCCGATGCCCGCCGCCATGGTGGCGAGGCCGCCGAGGAGCTCCTGGGTGGAGACCTTGGCTTTGGCGGCGCCTTTGCCCAGGTCCCCGAGGGCGGTGGTGGTGTCCTTGACCGCGGCGGCTGAAGCGGCGCTGGCTGCGGCGAGGCCGGAGGTGGCAGCAGCCGCTTTCGCGGCGGGGGGTGCAGAGGGGGCGGGCTCGGGGACGGCACCTGGTGCCGGGGCGGGAGTAGGTGTGCCTGGCGCCGCAGGCGCTGTGGAGCCGGGGCCGCCGGTGAACTTATCGACGGCGTTATAGAAGTTCTTGACGGCTGTCTCGAACTGCTGGGTGTAGGCCTTTTGTAGGTCGGCGAGTTTCTGCGCTTCGCTGTCGGTCTTGAAGATCTTGCGGAGCTGCTCTTCCATCGCCGCTTGGATGGGGGCGAAGGCCCAGTCCGCGAAGGCGGTGGTGAGCTTCTCGCGCATCGTGGTGACGAGGGCCTCGAAGCCGTTGATCTTGCCGTTGAGGAGGTCTTTGAAGGAGGTCTTGAGGCCGTCGGTGATGGTGGCGGCAGCGTCCTTGATCAGGGCGATCTTGGTGGCGAAGTCCGCCAGGGCACTGTCGAACTCCCCGAGCTTGGTCGCAGAGAGGCGGACGGCATCGCCCCAGGTGTTGAAGGCCTTGACGAACTCGGGGGACTTGAGGGCTTCTTGGAGTTCTGGGGCGCGTTGGCGTTGGCCGATGGCTTGGTTGGCTTGGAAAAGCCGGCGCTGAATTGGGTTGTCGGGAAGGAGGGCTTCGAAGATCTTGTTGACGCCAGAGATGAGTTCTTCTGTAAATGTAGTTTTTACCTTTTCGATTTCCATGTAGGTCTCTTTTAGCGCATCCTGTAGTGACTTCTCTTTAATATAGGGCGCGGACTCTTGTTCAGATACGCCTCTCAGCACAGCGCCCCGGAACACTCCATACATAGTGGGATTGTTCTTTTTCAAGGCTGCAAACTTGACATCAAGATCCTCGCCCTTGAGGCCCTTTAGTATTGTATCTTCAAGTAACTTTAGGCTATTCTTCATGGTTTGCTCCCATGTCGTGTTAGGCGCGGGTTCTACTAAGCCTTTATCACGTAGCATGGTTGCGGCTAGTCTGTACTCTTCTTTTGTTTTTTCAAGCATTGCCTGCCCGGGATCGTTGTAGCTGCGACCCAGCGACAGGTTGCGTAGAAGTTGAGAATTGGCGATCTTGCCGAGATTCACATCACTCTTGAGTTGTTCAATATCTACAATGCCACTCATGAATATGTTGCTGAGTGCTGCAAACTTCTCCTGTGTTGCTGTATTGCGGTCTAGTGCATCACGCATTTTGTTAAGGCTCTCCATGGCGGCCAGCTGAGCTGACTGCTGGCGATCCATGGCGTCGATAGCTTTTCGGTTTTCGCTGAGGATGTCGTTGATACCGGGGGCTTTAGGAGGCGAGCTCGGGGTGGTTTTGAGGTACTGACGTGTCTGAAGATCATCCAGTGCGGACTGATACACAAACTGCCCACCAGTCTGTTGTTTTAATGTCTTATTTATCATTTCGACAAGTTGTTCTACGCGTTGCTTTTCTACTGCGGGATCGCTAGATTGTGTCATTACGGTTCTACTAGTCTGGTTTAAGCTGCTTAGGCGTCCCACCAGTTCATCGGGAGACATATCGGGACTCCAGCCACTTATGATAGATGAATCAACAGTTTTGGCTACAGCTAGAGCTCTTGTGGGTGAATACCCCGCTTTTGTAGCTGCTTCGATAAACTTAGTTCTGTCTTCAGGGAGTAACGTGTACTTGCCTGTCAAGGCTGTTCCAGCTTTGATTGCATCTTCGAGTATGCGCCTGGACGTCTTTAGCCTTTCCTCATTCTCCCACTTCGTCACCTTTGCGCTGTAGTCCGTCATTCGCTGCCGGAGCTTGGCTGTCTGCTCTTCTAGCTTGAGCTTGTAGTCGGCGAGGTTCTTCTCGAATTTCTCCCGAGTGCGAGCGAACTCGAATTGGCGACGCTGGCTTTCGGTCTGGGCGTCGAAGAGGCGCTTCTGGTAGGTGTTGAGGACTTCGGCGACTTGGCGGCGGACGCCGGTCACGCCGGCGAGGTTGCGCTCCATGTCGCGGGCCATCTGGGCGCTATCGGCGGATCGCTGGGCCTCACGGGCCGTCTGCTCGATCTGAAGGCGTTCTTGACGGCTGTTGAACTCTGCGTCGGTGATCTCCTTGTTGAGGGCCTTGCGGTAGTCGGCGATGGTTTTTTCGAGGTCCTTGCGTTCCTTGGCGAGGATTTGGACGTCCTCGGTGGATTTTCTGGTAGCTTCAGCTTTTTCTTTAACCTGAAGTAGTTTCTGCGCTTCCTGAGCGAGTTTGTATCGCTCTGCTTCCAGTTTTCGCTGCTCGATTCGAGCGGCGATTGCATTGGTTGAGACGTCTTCACCTCGCTTCTGCCGTGCCCGATCTTCTGGCGTCATCGCCGCCGAGATCTCCGCACTGGTTTTCCATAGACTTGGATCAACTAGGCTGCGGAAGTCGAACCTGAACTGTTTTTGCTGACCGGCGTAGTCTTTGTAATCTCGAATTTTCTTAGAGAGTTCTTCTACTTTCCTTGAGACATCTTCGTAACGGTTGTTGACGATACTCTCTTCGAGTTCTTTTGCTTTTCTGGCTGCCAGGCTGGCGTTTTCTCCTAGGTCTTTATAGGCCGAGCTCAGGCGGCGGACGGCGATTTCAGCTCGTGTTCTGTCGGAGAGATCCTGCTGGCGTTCTTTATTTCGTTGTAATTGATCAAAAATTAGTGTGATTCCAGCCATAATGGCAAACTGCCATATGAAGAAGCTCGCGAGGCTTCCTATTAAATTCTTGGAGAAACTTCCGATGGCTCCTGCCGCTTGCCCGAACTTCTCTTTTATGCCGAGTCCAATCGCTCCAATCTTTGCGCGTACGACATCTGCGGTGATCCCCAGTCGTTCCAACGCGGCCACGGCTTGAGTTGTGAACTGGGTCACAGAAGTCTGTGCTCGTCGTGTAGCTATACCTATGTTCGCAAAAACAGTTCCAACCCGAGCTATTAGTAGAGCCAGCTCAGTAAACTGAGGGTAAAGACGTACAATCAAAGCGCTTAGTACAAACAAGCCGTTGCCTATGGCGCCAAACACGGCACGAACTGCCACCAGTAATCCCTGAATGGCTACTGTTAACGCTTGTATGATCCCGGCTCCACTCGTTCTGATTAGATTTATTAGGCCGGCAACTCCGACAGAAATCACGTTTAATACTGCGTTAAAAGCAGCTCCTATGGCGGTAATGGCAGCGGATACTCCTCTAAGGACGCTCATTACAGACTTAAGAGTCGTCATGAGTCCTTGGAGAGATCTGGCAATAGGTAAAATTCCTATTCTTTCAAGTGCTTGCCATTGAGCGATGTACTGCGACAATCCCTGGAACAGCGGGTTCTCAAGGATCTTTGTGTAAATTTCCAGGAGAAGAGCAAACGCCGGTACGACCGTATTGTTTAGTGTGTTAGCGAGGCTAGTCCAAGTTAACAGCATATAGCGTAGATTTTCAAACTTGAACTGTGCCAGAGCAACTGCCAGTTGAGTAAGCCCTCTGAGCAGGACGGCTGCTGCCTTTGCTGCTTCTTCAGTGATGGCAGCAATCTGAGGGCGAATCTTATCTACAGCCGACTGTACTTTTAAGAAGAGCTGTGCAAGGCTCTTCTCCATATTCTCGGCAAAACCATACTGCGCCTTTTGCGTAATTCTGCTCAGGCTCGGGGCCTGCATGGCTGCGCCGGCAACTCCGCTGAGGACTGCAGCTCCTGAACGCCCTACAGCATCAGCAGCTCCCATCAGCGGTCCCGGGATGGGATCACCACTCCGCGTCTTCTTGAGCGGGTTGACGATGATCTGGAGGCGCTCGTAGACCTTCGTCAGTCCGTCAAGCAGGGGCTGAAGGAATGGCTTGCCGAATGTGCGGGAGAGCTCCTGCTGCACCTCCTGAATGTTGGAGACGATGCCGCCGAAGCCTTTGGCTGCCAGGGATTGACCGGCGGTGAAGGCTTCGAGGCGCTTTTGGAGGTAGCCGACCAAGCCGTCCGCGGACTTCTTGGCCTTGGCAACTTCCTCGTTGGTGAGGCCGAGGGAGCGCGCCAGGACGGAGTTCTGGTCGATATTGCCGGTCAGGATCGAGCGGATCTCCTGGCTGGCGTACATCGGGTCCGACAGGCCCAATGTCCCGAGGGCGCCGGCGAAGCTGATCGAGAGGTCTTCGGCGTCCTTGATCGACCCGCCGATAGAGCCGATTTGGGAAGCGACGACCCCGAAGGTCTGGACGATCGCCTCGGAAGTGGTTCCGGCGATGTCCAGCGAACGGAGCCGGATGTTGTTGATCGTCTTCTCGATCGGCTTTTCGAGCTTGAGGATCGCCTCAAAGGGATCAGTGAGCCGCTTGCCGTTGACGGCGACGTCGGCCGTCGAGACCAGGGTGGTCTTGGTGCGCAGCAGGGACTCCTGCAGGCGGATTTCACGACCGATCGTCTCGTCGAACATCCCGCCGAAGGCGGATTTGAGGATGTTGACGGATTGGGTGATGCCGAAAACTTGGTAACCGAGAGAGGCGATGTTCTTGGAAAGAAGAACAGCTCCGTCTGACGCCGCTGTAAACGAGTTGGCGAGAATGTTTGTAGGGGTCGCCTTGCTGATCAAGACAGCGGCATCTACGGCTTTCTGCGCTGTACTAGTGACTACATCACCGATCTGATCTAGATCGTTAATCGGGTTCCCTGGAATGGCCCGAATCGTGTTGAATGTGGTTTTAAGAGCGTCCCCAAGCGCCTTAACACCAGAAATCGACTCCTGCAGTGTGGGCAGGTGAATATCAATCTTTCTCGGTCTTTCTACCTCGTTTAGTCGCTGGTCAAGCCTCTCTACCTTGTCCTGCGAATCGCGTGTATCGGCTTCAATTCTGATCGTGTAGTCTGCCACAGCCTGGGCCTATTCGTTATGCGGATACTAGCTGGACCGCTCTCGGGGGCTGTTCAGCGCCACGAAGACGTGGAAGGGGATGCGGCCTTCCCGCAGCAGCTTCCCGAGGACGAACTTCGTCGACTCGGAGGGGCCGTCGGTGTTGCTGCCTTCGGGCTGCCACTCCGGGTAGGGGAGGAAGTCCCAGGGGCGGCTCTTCGGCGGCGGGTTGTGGCTGAAGATGTGCAGGCCCTGGAGGACGAAGTCCGCCACCCGGGCCATGGTGATCGAGTTGGAGTTGGTGACGCCCTGCTCGTAGTGGTCGATGAAAGCGAGCATCTCCCAGATCGTGCGACAGGGCGTGCGCAGGAACCGGTCTCGGGGGAAGTCGCTGCCGACTGGGGTGAGGCGCAGGCGGAGGTAGGCCGTCTCCCAGTCGATCTCGGGGGCGCGGAGGTGGCTCTCGCAGGTCTCGATCAGCTCGTCAATGCTGGGCTCTGCGCTGGAGCCGCCTGGTCGTTTCCCTCCTTCGGCCAGCCGTCACGCTCCCAGAAGATGAACTGGAAGATGGCGGCGAGGATCTTCTTCGGGATCAGAAGGGTGTCCTCCTCGGCCCAGTCGGTGGTGGGGTTCCAGGTGCTGGAGGCGTCCTGGACCTGGCCGCGGTAGCGCATCAGGACGGTGACGAACTTGATCTGCTGCTCGGTCTCACCGAGGGTGTTCTCCGTGAGGGCTTCGAGGTCGTCGGCGTAGTCGAGGACGAGCTGCTGGCCTTTCTCCGTGTCCAGGGTGGAAAGCAGGTCCATCGCCGCCTTGACGGGGATCTTCTTGTCCTTGGCGATGCGCTGAGCGAGCTTCAGCGACTTGTAGAAAGAACGCGATTGTTCTTTCATGATGGACTCGATGTCCCGTGCTTCACCGGGAACGAGGTCGTTGTACACCGGAAAACGAAATGGGCCGATCTGGTGGTACTGATCGACCGGGAAAAGCAGGCCGGTGTACTTGCTCATGGGGGAGCGTTGAGTGTGATCTCAAATCTAGCGTGGCTATTCGCTCAGCGGATAAGATGGGGTGGGGCCTGAGGGTTCAGCAGGCGGCTCAGCTGGAAGGGGCTGGGCCACTTGCCCTTCGTCCTCGGGGGTGATGTCGAAGCGCAGGTTCCAGCCGATATAGGGGTCTGGCTTGTGCAGTAGATCTGGTGGGATGTGGATATAAACAGCTTTCTCCCCGTTGCTGATGCGGATCTTTTCGCAGGGTGTGTCGGACTCGATGTAGATGGCGCCGACGTGGATGCTTTCGCGGTCCAGGCGGCAGTCGATGGCGGTGACGTGGTTGATGGCGTCGGTGTAGAGATCCTGGGACATGGGGAGGGCATGAAAAACCCCCGAGGTTGGCGGCCTCGGGGGAGAAGTG